TTCCATAATTATGAACCACTCCGGCATGTCCGCCACGGATCTAAATCCCATCTTACATCTTGTTATTCTAAATGATACCATTTTACCTTCATCTACAAGATGCTGTAAAAAGCCTCTCATATTTTCAACAAAATCAAGGTCTGAGATATCGCCTTCTTTGTTTGCCCAAATTGTGTATAAGTCTGCCATAATTTACTCCAGTGGTCCTAGTATTTCAAATCCGTCTATTTCTGATTTGTACAAGTGTGCTTGTTCAAGGTACAAGTATCGGAACCCTCGTGCTTTGTACATGGCACATTCTGCTTTCATTGTTTCTATGCCCATGCGTAGTCGTGGGTTGTGATAGGTCCACGCAAACTGATCACACAAGGCATTGTGTGCGTCATAACGTCGGATCAGCGAGAATGCCACAAGTTTGGCTTTGTCGTAGTATCCAATCACATCAGTCATGGGGTCTGTATATCGTGCATCAAATATGGGCATTACTGACGCAAAGCGTTTGTAAGTGCAGTATGTTCGATAGATGGCGTTGAGTGCGGAGATATCTGGCCGGGGCATGTACATACATTCCACATTGATTTTATAGTTTGTTTTACTCAAATCTATTCTTGCAAATTGATAACTGCTCATCTTGGATCCTGTCTGTGCTTGAACAGCCCAGTCAAATACTCTTCGGGCCAGGTATGATAAAAGCCTTTTGAGCCCATTTGCTTTGCAGCCACATTTAACTTTGAAAGACTTTGTACCAACACCAGGGCATACTTGCCTTGATTCATCACAACACCGTTGACATTTTCTACATCAGCAGGATGATCTTCCAAGGCCAGCAGATCCCGTGCCAGCAAAATTTCTGTGTTGGCTGATTCAATTGAGGAATGAAAACGTTCGTAAGGCCATTCCTCAGGATCATATGCATACACAATGACTTCATATTTTCCCATGCCCCACCTTGCTCGATTGCGTAGATCAAAGTAAGGATCAGCCCCAGTCAACACTTGTATGGTTTTATTGAGTCGTGCAGACCGTGCAAACGGACATGGTGGCCAGCCACCCAGTGCAGGGTGTGGAACTTCTACAAAGCGTTCACACCAGTCCAAGATATCAGCAGTGACAGTTTCGGTATCCATTAAAAGTAAGGTAAATTAGATTTCTTTGTGGTCTCAATGTTTTCTTTGGCCAGCTCATTGATTAGTTTTCTTTCTGCTGAACTCATCTGCATGACGTCGTTGTATGTGGCACCACCACGCATGTACCAGGCCAATCTCAGACTTTCTGATCTGATTTGTTCAGCCTCCTGATCTAAGTTGTCCACATAGGAACTGATTTGCTCAGGAGAAGAGATTAGGAGGCGGATGCGAAAAAATTTGCAATGTCCAGATCCATGGGTTGGTTGTATTCATGACTGCATTCGTTACACACAATTTTCAATGGTGCTATCTCGCTTTGTTGTCGCAGTGATACCACATGATCTCGAATCTGATTGTAAATCTTGCCGTCACAGTTTCTCAAAAATTCTTCAATTTGCCCACGGTCTGTGACAGCAGCACCGGGTGTTTTTATCACAGCAATACTGTGGCACACAATGTTGATGGTGAGATCAGTGATGATTTTCATAGCTTGAGTCAAACGACCTATCTTTTCTTCTTCAGACAGGTCTGATGAGGGCAACATGCTCAGGATTTTTTGCTGTTCGAATTGTGCAATACTGCTGGCATTTTGTTTTTCATAGTTCACAGGATTGAAAACAATTTCTAAATCACCATAGTCAATGGTTTTGGCAAAGTCTGGTGAACGGATTTGGTCCAGCACGGTACGCATGTCCAGGGCATATTCTTCACTGTGGTTGCATGCAGGGCAGGTGGTGTTTATGGGCATTTCATGACCGTGGCTGGCTATGCGTATGGCAATCAACAAGGCATTTACATCAATGTTGGGCAGGTGCCAGGCATTTTTTATGTTGGGCACACAACTTTGAATCACAGTGATCACGGCTTGGCCATTGAACAAGGCATCAGGAGTGCGGTACGTGATTTCGTCAATAGCAGTCATGGGATAGATTGGCAGTTCACCGTTGGCAGGCAAATCCAAGGATGCAGCAGGCCAAAATCTTCCAGCGCTGGGCAGTTTCAAGTAGATGGCAGGTTGTCGGAAAAATTGTCGCAGCGGATTGAGTGATTGGGTCATTTTGATACCTATAAATATAGTTCTACTTATAGGTACACAACCATGACGCCAGAAGAAAATCTCGCCAGGATCACAGAAGAAGTAAACGAACAGATGCGCAAGTTTGGATATATCTTGCCCGAAACCAATGCACGACTGGTGGATGCGCAAACCGGTATATCAAACTTTGACAACAAGGTGCAGATGGCCACAGGTGCCATAGGCCGTTTGTCCGACGTTGTGGGAGACTACACACGTGCCATGTACCAGGGCGAAAAAGGTGCTCAAACGTTCAACAGTGGCCTACGTGCAATGGCCGACACTGTGACCATGGCTGCAACTGGCTTGAGTCTATTGATTCCGGGCAGCAAGATCATGAAAGGAGTTTATGCTGCATTAACTTTTCTAGCAGGAAAATTTATTTCAACCACTGTTGATCTGACAGAAACTGCCACTGCCCAAAAGAACTCCATGTTCAAGACATTCAGTCAGCTGGCCAAAAGCGGAGCAGCAGGTGCAGATGGTGTTGAAGGCTTGGCCAAAGATTTCCAAAACTTGGGGTTGAATCTGCTTGACATGGATGATATTGTGAGGCTCATTGGAGACAACGCCGGTGATCTAGCACTGTTGGGCGGCACAGTGCGAAACGGAGTCGAACAATTTGCCAATCTTGGACTGGGCATGTCAAAGTATGAAGAGGATTTGAGAAAACTGGGATTGAATGAAAAGGAGCAGGCTGACGCTGCGATGCGATTTGCCAAAATGCAAAGTCGATTGAGCCTGGGGCAACAGCAAGATTATAAAAACTTAGCCGACAGTGCAGTCAAGTTCATACGCGAACAAGATACACTGACCAAAATAACCGGTCTCAATGCCAAGCAACAGTCAGATGCACTGGACGAAGCCATGGCCAATGAGCGTTTTGCAGCCACAATAGATGAGTTGACTAGACAAGGTAAACACGAAGAAGTCAAGCAGTTGCAGGAAAGACTGATGATTGCCAAGAGCCTGGGACAAGAAAAAGGTTTTGCAGACATAGTGTCGGGGAATTTACAAACTGAAGCGGCTAGACAATACAACATGTTGACTCAAGGTCAAGGTCTGCGTGAAACTGAAGATATCAAAGCAGGACGTTTTGTAACTCAAGACGCAAGTGGAAAAGCCACCACTGACAGAGCAGCCCTTGATGCCGCACGGCAACGCAACTTAGATGCCCAAAAGGATACATTTACTAAAATGGGCGGGTTGGGCAAAGTTGGGGTGTTTGGTGACAATTTTGGTGCATACGGCAATGCTGCCAAAGGGGCCGCGATGGCAGAAAAAAACTCTGCACAGCAGATGGCAGATGCCCGAGCCGCAACTGATGCACAGGTTGCTGCCACCGACACCGTGGTGGATAGGCAGTCCAAATTGTTCACGGAACAAAACCATTTGATGTTGATAGAGCAAAAATTTATTGGCGAACACCTTCCCAACATTTTTGCTACTGCAATGGCCGAAGTAGTCTTAGAGTTCACAAAGAAGTTAAATGAGTATGGAGCCTCTCTTACAGGTATTGATGTAGCACGTAAGAGCAGAGCAGAGACTTTGTCAATTACTGTGCCTCGGGTAAACCCTGCAGCACCAATTAGAAATCCAGATGGATCAGAGTCTAATCCGGGACCTGTGGGGCCAAACAATCCGCCTGTGCAACGCCGTGATGATACACGGCCGCCCTACAGTCGAAACAATCCATTGCCGGTAGAGGTAGTTAGGCCAGATCTAACACCAGAACCAGCACCATCAGGTGGAAGAAACGCCCCTCCGCTTATCCCAGTTCCACGTCCACACAACGAAAGAGCACATGGCACGTCAGGTGAAATTGGGTCGTTGTTTGAACCCAAAGACATAATTGCACAGTTGCACAAAAATGAACGTGTGCTCAACAAAGATGAGAACGCTGACTTGATCAAATTGTTTGATATGGTCACAGGCGACCAGTCAAAGAACCCAATGCTTGACGTACAAACTGAATTACTTGCCATGATTGGTGGTGACAAGTCAAAGAACAAAATGCCTGACGCTCAAGGGCAGATGCTCAAAGCAATTGACAGCATAACCAGTGGCATGAAGACCAAAGTCGATCCAGCAGCCAACAAAGGCTTTGATGCTGCTTATGCAGACATGTCTTCGGGCATGATGAATACTGGCCCTGCACAACAAGCATTGATTGACAGCCAAGGCGAAATACTCAAACAAATTGACAGCATCAAAACCAATGCCATGCCCACTACAACTAACACAGGTGCATTGTTGGGTACCATGCCCAGTTTGGAAATAGACCAAGAAGCTGTGGCACAAATCAGTCAAAGTTTCAAAGAAAGCATGGGAGATGAATTTAAATCTGCTGTGACCAACATCAACCGGCTGGCAGGACAAATGCAAAGTCAGGTTGATCTTGGGCTACAACAGCAAATGGTTGGATTGCTGGAAGAAATGCGCCGCAGCATGCAGGCCACTGCCAAGGCCAGCGAGCGATTAGCACAGGTAGCCAGCAATTGACAATAAATAATACACTATGGCAGAACCTAAAAATCCCGGCTGGAAAAAGTATTTCAAGATAGCAGACACCGCTGGTGTCATGAGCCCTATTTCGGGCAGGAACCAATTTGGACTTCCTGGATACAATAAAAATAATGGCTCAGACACAGGCATGCCTGCGGATTTTATATTCCGCAACTATGCGTCAAGACTGCCAGAAGTTTATTCGGGACACCCCAATCGTATTGAACGTTACAATCAATACGAGAACATGGACATGGACTCAGAGATCAATGCATGCTTGGACATCATTGCTGAGTTCTCCACACAGATGAATCAGCAAAACGGCACACCGTTTGAGGTTGATTATCGTGACAAGCCCACAGACAATGAAGTATCAATCATCAAGAAACAACTACAACAGTGGATCAAGCTGAACAAGTTGGATCAAAGAATTTTCAAACTGTTTCGCAACACCATCAAGTATGGCGATCAATTGTTTGTGCGTGATCCAGAAACATTTGAAATGATGTGGGTGGACATGAGCAAAGTTGCCCGTGTGATTGTGAACGAATCAGAAGGCAAGCGTCCCGAACAGTATGTGATTCGTGACATCAACCCCAACTTCCAAAACATGACTGTGGCAGCCAAAACCACCACAGACTATATGACCAACCCTGTTACCGGCTCAATATCAGGCAATGCCAACTACACCATGCCCAACGGCGGCACTGGCGGTGGCGTGGGCAATTCAAGATTTATGACTGCCATGAACGAAGTTTGTTTGGATGCCAAGCACGTGGTACACATCAGTCTGAACGAAGGTCTGGATGTGTTCTGGCCATTTGGACGCAGCATACTAGAACAGA